TCAGTCCTCCTGCCATCTCCAGGATGGCCAATAATATCCCTGACCGAAGCGCGCGCCAGCATGAAGCGCGCAAGTACGGTCCCGTTCTGTTTCAATGCCTTCAATAAGCACATTCGCAGCGATTTTTGAACAAAGGGTGACCAGCTGTGTCAGCGCCTGCGTTTCACGTAAACGCCAGAAAGCGATCTTATCGATTTTTATTCCGCTTAATGGCAGGCGGCAGGATAAAAATGCTTGTCCTGACGCTTCATCAATATCATCCAGCCAGATCCGGTGTCCTCGCGCGGTCAACTGCTGAAGCGCACAACTCACCCTCAGACGCGCCGGGTCTGAGAGTGAAAAGAACGAGGCAGGCTCCACGAGTTCAATGTTCAGCGGTGGGCTGTTAAGTTGCAGTAAACGCTGGAACATTTCCGGTATGGTCAGAACGGTTATCGGCAAATTTATGAAAAGGTTGTCACAGGGGAAGGGGTTTTTTAACGCGGCGATCTGTGCTTCCAGCAGCATAAGCGCCCGGGCGGCGGACCAGTCCTGGAAAAAGCTTTCGTTTTGCTGATGCGGCGACAGCACGCTGAGCACTTCGGCCCCCACCGTGCGCGAAGATGAGAGGGCGACAATGGGTTCAAGCTTAATGCCTGTAATATCGTGTGAGATGTGCTGCACGCACGAGGGAAAACCTGTCTGGTCTGGCGCTGTCACTCCGTCGTCCTGTTCACTTCCAGCCTCCAGGCGGCCGGGTTACCGCTGGACAGTGTGAAGGTGAAGTAAACAGGAAAACAGCAGGCGTTACTTAAAAGCGGCTAAGCCTTTTCGCAGCCCGTAAAAGAGGGATAAATGTTGAAAAAACAGCCGTATTTACAATCAGCTAGTCATTATCGCCAGAGAAGGCGGAAAAGGCATTGACTCACTACGCATTGACCGTATAATTCCAGGCGTTTCACCACCGCGAAGTACACTCTTCTCCGTGCGCCCTTAGCTCAGTTGGATAGAGCAACGGCCTTCTAAGCCGTAGGTCGTAGGTTCGAATCCTACAGGGCGTGCCATTTAAAAACAGTTGCTTACGCCAGTTTCAAACCAGCCTGATTTTCTCCTTGTGTCGTAATTGTGTCATGGTTGCCAAAAATGGCATCAATTTTCCGTGCATGTTCGCTTAAATGGTTCGGTGCCAGGTGAGCGTATCGACGGACCATTTCGATTGACTCCCAGCCTCCCATTTCCTGAAGAACTGACAGCGGAACGCCGGACTGGATTAACCAGCTCGCCCAGGTATGGCGGAGGTCGTGAAAACGGAAGTCCTCTATACCAGCTCTTTCCAGTCCAATACGCCAGGCGACATTGTCATCCACTCGCATTTTGCGGACAGCTGGAGTGACAGTTTTATCCGGGCGCGTTGATGGCTTCGTGTGAACGAATACCCACCTTGAACTTTTCCCGATCTGATCCCTTAATACCCTGCATGCGGTATCATTCAGAGCCACGCCGATAGCCTTGCCCGCCTTCGCGTTCTCCGGATTTACCCATGCAACCTTTCTCTGCATATCGACCTGCTGCCACTCCAGATCAATTATGTTGGAGCGGCGCAGGCCGGTTGCCAGTGCAAATATCACCACCGGCTTTATTGACTCCGGCATGCAGGCGATAAGCCTTTCCGCCTCATCTCTGGTCAACCAGCGGATGCGTTTGCTGATCGGCTTTTTGGTTTTTATAACCGGGGCTGTTTTAATCCACCCCCAGTCATTAGCCGCAGCCTTAAACAGAGAACGCATAAAAGAAAGATGCTGGCTCTTTGTGGCCTGGCTAACCGGTTTATCGTTATACGGCGGCGGCTCCTTTCCCCGCCGGATTGCCGCGTCCCTGCGTGACTCCCAGATCTGAATATGCTTACGGTTGACCATCTTAGAAACAGCCTCGTTAACCTGCTCGGCTGTGATGGTCGAAATATCCCGCCCGGAGAAATGCCGCAGGAAGTATTCTATTTTGGTCTTGTCGTCATCAAGTGACCGCTTATGCTCCTTCTCGCGGATCCACCTGATGCAACATTCCTCGAATGTCCTCGTCGGAAGCTCCCCAATTTTATCTACCCGCCACGCTTCAGCCTTCAGCTTGTCGTGCAGCTCCTGCGCTTGTTTCTTGTCCCCCGTACCAAGAGATCGTCTAATTCTTTTCCCTGACGGTGTAACGAAATGACAGTGCCAGACGCCGCCTCTGAGGGTGATTGACATAAAATTTCTCCTTTATGTTCACCCGCGCTCGCAGGAACAGGATCGCGCGGGTCATGTAAATACGCAATACAGGCGACGTCGGTCGTTCGGTATTTGTTCCCGATCTTCTTCCCGGCCAGCTGCCCCGAGTCGATAAGACGGTAGACAGTTCTCGGTGAGACTTTCAGGAGTTTCGCTGCCTTTTGCGCAGTGAGTGGCTCTGCTGTAACCATCTCCCCTCCTATGACATCGTTTTATAAAACTGCGGGCCGTCTGGCGTGGCCGCGCGTAATTCTTTTTCCGGATGCACTGAATAATTCCCGTCATCCCAACGCACCCAGGCTTTCGGATGAGCGCCTTCCGGCTCCAGTTGGCTATCCACTACGCCATGTATACCGCCGGTCCTCTTCTGGACTAATGCGCCCACATTAAAAGCAGCCATTGCACACCTTCCGGTTCGTGAAGAAATGAGATGAGAGCGCCCAGCGCCATAAGTGCGGCGATGAGCCAGGTCATGGGGTTTGATTGCATGATTAACTCCCAAAAGAAAACCCGCTCAGTGGCGGGTTCTATTCAGGTGAGGCAGGGATGTGGCGAACGGTCTATTCGGGCATTAAAGCGAGGAAATCTTTTTTATAAAGTTCTTTCAATTCAGACATAACCTCGGCAGAGGCCATTTCATGGGTAAGCAAAGTTCTGCCCAGACGTTTCTCAGCATCCTGCTGAAAATCAGAAAAACTCCCGATCAATACCCCAGTGTAGCCAGTTAGGATGGTGCACTGCTGTTGTGTCAGTTTCATCTAATTCCTCCTTTATGATTACGGTATTCTATCGCACTAAATTTTCGCACCCAATAGCCAGCTCATAACTGGCTATCAGTTGCGTCATGGCTGTAGCTTCATCTCATCACTCCACTCAAGCCCTTCTGCGTCATTAACCTCGGATTCATCCAAAGCATCACTAAAAGACGCGGCGACAATCTTCCCACCCATAAACGACATGCCAGCGCTAACCGGCGGCTCTTTGCCGTCCTCATACTCAAAGACAAACGTCATCTTTCCCATAATCCCTCCTCATGCCGCACGCTTGGCGTGCATCAATCTCTGACCCAATAAAAAACCCGCACTGGGCGGGTTAGGAATAATAGCTTGCTGTTCACTCATCTTTCTTTGCTGGTTCTTCTTTCTGATGCTGAGGATGTGGTTTTCGCTCAATTTGATCCGTTTCCCCACAATTACCGCATACCCAGTCCCCAGTCTGAGAGCCCAAAATGTATTCTTTTCCTACTCGACCAGAACCGCACTTTGGACAAGAACTTGGTATTCCTGCTGGCATTAGGTACTCCCTCATCATATTAAAAGAAGCTTGAAAATATAGGCTTATCATCAATATTTCCGTGCCGACTGTCTCATTTCATTCGCTGCTTATTTCTTAATTCGATATCTTCTTGGCAACTGGCACACGCCTGGCAGCCTGGTACGGCAGCGCGCCGCGGCCCGGGAATTGGTTCGTCGCATTCTTCACAACGCTCAGCTGATACGGCATTACGGTCGATGCGGTGAGCGGAAAGGGCAGCGTTACGCTGAAGCTCTTCTATCTCTGCTGCTGTATCGATGATGTCCATGGTCAATGCTCCCGGAACTGTCGGTTAATTCGGTTGAAGGTGAACGCCAGCAATAAAAAGGGAGCCTTAAGCTCCCGGGTAATTAGTGCTTTCATGCTGCACCACCATCCCAACCGACCAGAAATGCACAGTTCTTCTTGTGCTCGTTATAAGACCAAACAACTTCGTCATCGCCACGGAAAACATTCACCTCCACGGTAGTTTTATACTTCGCCACTGCACCGCATTTGCATTTAGCAGAGGTGTTTTTGCTTTTGGCTGACACGCCACCCACCCTTGGGTACTTGCTCATAATCCTACCGCCTTACCCAGCCTTTCGCTGAGTTGCTGAATGTGGTCACGCAGTTCTGTCAGCGTCTGCGCTTCAGAATCCAGAATTTCCTTGTGCATTAATTCCCGCACCAGATGCTCGAACTTGCTGAAATAACCCAGCCGCGAAAGCACTTCCTGCCCGGCTGATTTACCTTCCTTGGCAATCTTCTTCTCATTCAAGATCAGGTCATGTGCCGAGCCGGTGACGACATATTTGTCGCCTAATTCAATGCGTAGTGATTTGGTCACGATTCAACTCCGAAGCGGCGATTAAGCCGCCCTGTGTATACGACGAACTCCAGGAGGCTAACTCCCAGAGCTTCAATTTTCTTGTGATGCTTGTTGATGATGGGAGGCACTGTTTCGTTCCAGTTAGGCTTTGGCTTCTTGCGCATGGCCTGCTGGATTTCTTCTGTGCAGCGTCGGCAGGCCGCGCGGATGGCGTTGTCTGTTTCTGGTGTCATGCGGCCTCCCGGCGGGAGAGAAGTTTCGCCCCGAAAGCCATAAGCTCGTCCCGGTCTACAGTTGCGAAGTGGCAGTGTGTACGCGGATACGGTCGCCAGATGATGAGCATCGACCCTTTGTTATTTCCCGATACCGGCTTACCGGTGACCGGGTTGATAAATGCCAGCCGCCCCGCGGTGATGAAGCGAACCTCGCTGGCGGTCTGGATCGCTTCTTTGAACCAGCCAACCGAAGTGTCTGCCGGAACCAGCATGACCGTCCCAATCTGATTGGCGCTCTCGGCGGCGGCCTTTTTAACGAACGGTGTGATGTCGCTGTATGGTGGGTTCAGCCAGACGTAGCCGGTAACATTCAGGTAATCAGCCCATGGCGTTTCCAGCGTGTTCTGCTCGGCGGTGATGAACTTCCTGCTCAGCGCGTTATGCGGCGCTGCGGCGGCATCCAACTGGAAACAGAACTCAGCATCAAGGGAAGCGAAAAGGGCTGGTGGAGTGCGCCAGAGGTCTCGCTGATCCGCTGGCGTGTTGCTGCCGGTGTAATCGGTCATGATTCCTCCCGCTCCGGATCGTTTACATCCCAGCCATTACGCTCAATATTGGTTTGCAGCCGCTTATCTCCGACCTCTTCAATGCAGCGGCCGGTAATCTCAGCGACTTCAGCGTTTGAGTGTCGCCACAGCAGCTCCAGCTCTTCGAGAGACCACGCTTTCATAGCACTGACTCCATTTCGTCGATGTACAGGCCCTGAGCAATCAGTCGGCGACGTTACCGGACGGCCCCGCGTCTGAATCATCCAGATAACACGCTCACGGAGGCCCGAGAATTGCCCGGTTCGCCCGGGCCTGCGGTAGAAGGGTGTGCGTTTCATGCTGCACGCTCTGTGATTTTCTGAATTTCAGATTCCAGATCTGCAATGAAGCTCTTAACCTCAGACTCGATTTCGCGCGCCAGCTCTTCATCGAAATGAATGCGCTTCTTGAAATAGGCGAGATCAGGCGGCAGGCGATCATCGAAACTAACGAAATCACACCATTTCCGCCCGGTGCACATCATCTGCGCATGCATTTGCAGCATGTACTGGCGCTTTGGCTCGCCAGTTTTCAGCGTTTCAAGATGGGTCCAGGTGTTGGGGCATTTGATTTCGATAAGCCCGTCGTCGTTAACAAGTCCGTCCGGGCTGGCTGCGAATCCGGGTATGGTTGGGTGATCGATGAGTCCAACTTCAGTGATTTCCGCATCGAACTCATTCAGCGCGTACATTTCGCGCGCCACTGGCTCAAGTTCAGTGCCGCGCATCATCGCGGCATTCGAAAACCCTTCCTCCAGCTTCCCGGTCAGTCGTTGGCAAATCAGCTCTGCCATGTAGTTCTGGCGGCTGGTGGAGTAGCCCGACTTAGTCCGGGCCATGACATCAGCCAGTCGACTGGCTGTGACCTTGCCGCAGCGCGCAGCAAACCATTCAGGGGTGCGTTGCTCCATCATTCAGCCTCCGCATCTGCGACATTGACAGGCTCGGCGTTGTCGACAGCAAGACTCATGTCATACATGCGTCGCTTCTCAACTGCTCCAATTACCTGCTTCTCTTCAGCGCTCAGCGCCACCCAGAACTCTTGATACTTAACGGTTCCAAGGCGCGCGGCAGACTCGCCTTTTGCGATCAGGTCCGGACGACGGCTATCTGATTCATGGCCTGCATGAACCTCTGCCGTTGTTCCTTCAATCACTCGCTCGGCCTCGTCCTGGTCGAAGATGCCAGCGAAACCAAAGGCCAGACGCGCGCACTGAATCAGCGTCTTGTGGCGAAGCATGCGTGTAGGGTGGGACTGCCATGGCTGAGTGTTGCGTTTGCACTCGCCCATATACTCGGTGACGATTGTCGGGTGCTTGCGGTCTTTGCGGTAAATCTTGCAGGTGCACGCGCCTTCCTCTTTGTCGTAAGAGAACTCCATACCGTCAAACTGAGGATGTTCGTTGATAATGCGAGCCCATCCATCAACGCCGACGACCGGGACAATCCCTCCTTTATCTGGGAAGGCATAAATCTCTTTTGTCCATGGGTTCAGGCCGTACTGGTTGGCGACGATCAACAGGGCTGTAAACTGCTCGTCCGTGACGTTGCCACCTTTGAACGCTGTATTCTTCAGCGTATTCATCAGGTCTGTACCGGCATCCATGCCGAGGCGTGCGGCCAGTTTCCCGGCCATGGTGGAAAGTGCAGTACTCATTGTTAAATCCCTCAAAAATTAAAACGGGCAGCCGGTACGGTGTTCCCAGTCGTATTCCGCCTGGGCGTAAGCAACTGCCGAAATGAAATCGTTGTAGGCCTCGCCAGCTTTATCGCTGCGAAGTCCTTCGTATGGGCTGAAGTCAATCGGGACTGAGAAGTGGAAGAGGCCGGACGGCTCTTTTGGCATCATGTCGATAATTTGCTGCGCCCGGTCGTCGATCCACTTCTCCTTCTCGTCGTCGAGCTGTTGCTCAACCCAGCGCCGTTCTTCGATGCGGTCGTAAGTGAGATACGCGTTCATGGCTGAACTCCTGAAATTTGGATGTGCAGATCCCGCCCGCATTGAGCCAGGCCGATCGGTTGAATAGGGTGATTAGTGCTGGATAGGGTTGCCGTGACCGTCCAGAAGAACGTCAATCACGCAGTCACTGAGGCGTATGATTTCTGCATCAGTGTGCAGGTAGACCCATTTACGCTCCTGAATGACTGCTGAGACTCGATAGGTACGGCCTTCATGCATTGCCATCATGCCGGGCGTGACGCATTGGCGAATGAGTGGGGTAGTGCCGTAATGGTTGATCATGCCTTCACCTCAACCTGTTCCAGGAGTCCAGCGATATGCATCTGCCAGCGGTTCAGCACCAGTTTTTCCCGCGGTGCCGATAGCGACGTCAGCTGCCACTCGTTATCGTTGAGCTTTTTGGCGGAGTACTGCTTGCCGTTGTGGGTGACTGTCATGGCAACTCCCGGGCTTTAATCATGGCGTCGGCCATCGAGTAAAATGCTCTTGCCATATCAAGCATCGCTTCTTCATGGTTAGTGCCAATACTCATAGAAGTTCCGGATGCCATAACGCCCTGCAAAACCTTTGCTGCGAAGTAGTCGCGCAACGTCATGCCATGGCTATCGACTATCAGATTTACTTTCTCGCCCTTGTGAACCCCGGAGTAAGGGAACGCTGGGCCTCCGTGATTTTGTGTACTCATGATCATCTCCGCGCTTAAGGCCGCGCCGCCGAACGTTAAACAAGACTTCTGCGCTAATGGGCGGTGGATGGCCGCCAGTTGTCATAACTAACCGCACTCATCGAGAACGGTGAGGTATGAAAAAAGCCGCTGGTTAGGCGGCTTTGATTGCTCGAATTGTTGTCCAAGTCACGGAGTGCTCCGCCGTCAGTTTGAAGTGGCGCTCGCACTCATGGCATTGATGCTCTTCCTGGCAGGCGTCGTATGATTCATCGGTGGAAATTTCAGCCTTACACCATGGGCAGCGAGCCTCATCTTCGTGCCAAAAATCCATCTCATCATATTCATCATCAGGAACGATCCGCGCCTCTGCTTCTGCAAGACGCTTTTTGTTAATTTGTTCCTGACAGTCATTGCAACGCCATCCGTCACTGCAACCCCAAACAGCACCAATTCTATCAATGCCTGGAGATTTAGCTGCACGCTCTCTATCTACACCGCAATCAACGCAGACATCATGCTTGTCACAGCGAACATAGGCCCATTTAATAGGTGAGCCATTGCAATGATCACAACCCTCAACCCAATGCCAAACCCCATCAATTTCCTTTGAGTACCAACTCCTTTCTGGTGGCGTGATTTCAAAGTCGCATTCCTGGATGCACTTTCCACCCTGGATAATCCGCTTTCCAAACATCTGAACTCTGCCGCTTCTGACACGTTCGATTCCTGAGAAGAGTCGAGGGTCGTTAATGACGCCCCGGATAATCTCCCCATCAATTCGTTTACACATACCCTTACCCTCTGTCGTTACCCGCTGATGCGGGAGAAATGCTAAAGATGCCCAAACTCTTTCATGAGCATCTCTTCGTTGTGCTGTATTTTTCTTACTGCGTAGTCACCATGGTGAAGGGATGCGCCAGCATTAAAGGCCCTTACCGCCTCAATTTTTGAATGGAAGTAACCAAGAACGATTTGCTTTCTGCTAACTGTTATCTGGGCTCTCCATGTACCGTTCCGCTTGTCGAGGAAAATCCCAACGTAACCACTGGTGTTTGTTGATTTAAGAGAAACATTCCGGCAGTTTTCTTCACGTTTAGCCTCTCTTAGGTTAATGAGGCGGTTGTCAGCTTTATCGCCGTTGATGTGGTCAATAAAACCTTCAGGCCAGTGTCCATGCACATAAAGCCAAGCGAGCCTGTGAGCAAAGTATTGCTTTTGGTCGATCAGGATCTTGATGTACCCGTAACTGGTTAGCGTCCCCGCATAAGGAGATTTATTGCGAGCGCCTTTGTTAAAGTTCCATTTGAAATGACCACTTTCAGGATCGTAAGTTAGGATTTTGCGGAGATACTCTTGGTTTAACTCAGGCCGCATAATTACCTCTCTGCTTGTTTACCGTCAGCCCCTCGCAAAGAGCTGCTGGTAAAGATTCCCCGATGTTCGGGAACTGAGCAGCAAATCATTCCGGTGCGGAGTCCTCTTCGTGTGCTATACCCGCCACGCGTTACACACCTGCCTCAATCCCATTGGGCGCTATTTCAATTTGCCAGGAGCGCTCCGGGTGATTTGCTGCTTGGTTGAATTCTTAATGAGCAGGCGACTTTTTGTCCGCCGCTGGCTAACTTCGCTCAGCTGTCGATGTTTCGTTTCGATGGATTAAAGATAACCTTAGTTATGAGTGATGGCAATAACCTAATTTATAATATCAATCACATAAGTTATAAATTAATGATAACTAAATGAATTTATTTTTGTAAATCATGAGTGCTATGCTTAAAAAAACAGCAGGAGGGATGTGCATGGTTCTGGATGAAGAGCGTATAAGCATGAAAATTCAGGCGATGGGGCGGGCGGTGATGGAATTGTCACTGGCTGAATTACCCATGACCCAGCAAAACATCATCGACAAGCTGAAGCAGTACCGGAAGGAAACAGGAAACGTGATAGGGAAGGGAGCTAACAGGGATGCTGCGGAGTTGGTGAGGAAGGGGCAATAAAAAAGCCCGCACGGGCGGGCAGGTAGTGTTGCGATAGTTATTATTATCAGCTTCAGGCTGGATAGTTATCGGCAGAATGGGGGATAGCTTTATGGGTGGGCAATAAAAAAACCGGCGCGGTGGCCGGGTTGAAGTGAACTTAGCTCGCGTTTTCGCAACCAGGAAGGCTACGGTCAATGACTAAGTTGCCTTCTACGCGTAGGCCTATTTTACCGAAGATAAACGCGTGGTTGAGCTGCGTTACCACAACATCGGTCAGACCAACAGCGCAGCGGTCTTTCTCGATCGCACGGTCTGCTGCGGTTTTGACGTTAGGAATGCCAGTAGGGAAGATGATTACTGGATAGCTGTCCTCAGCAGTAACTCGCTTACCTTTGTAGAACTTACCACCGTTGAGGTTGTAATTTTTGGTACTTGCCACGGTCAGATCGGCCACACGAACAGTACAGCCAGACAACAAAAGCGCTCCAAGCGCTAAAAGAACTACTTTTTTCATTTGATGTTTCCTTTGATTGCAATCGGAATCATCTTAACATCATGAATTTTCTGGTCAAATGAAAAACTGAGAGGTGTGGTGTGGTCAACAGGTTGTAGCTATTTTGCAACTATTTCCTTTCGATGAGCGATAAAAGTTCTGCTAGGTCTCCCATAGCCTCATCAAAACCTAAAATTTCATAGTCGCCATACTCATCAACCGTTATGCTGGCATGCAGGGATTTTTGATACTTATCGCACAATGTACGGATTGCCTTTCTATCTCTTTCATATGCAACATCTGCTAGGGTGTCAAAATCCTTCTGTGATATATCTACATGCTCACCAGATGGATAGATATTTTTCTCCATATGCCTCTGGTGTTCACGCAACTTATGGCGAATATTATCTGCAACTGCGTTAAATTCCTTACGGCGCTCACCTAAAATTGCGTATCTGTAACTTATGAATCCACTTGCAGGAATTGCAACAAATGATACTGTGGTTGCTATAATTGAAAGAATCCTGTCAATCGTCATGAGGTTTCCATATGGAGAGCGTAAGCACATTAACTTGGATTGCTCTCGGTTTGTCCTGCTCAAATCTTGCCGTGATACTCATCCAGCTTTGGTTTTTGAGGCGGATTTAGCCCATAATTTTCATCACCAAGCCGTCTCTTCAAGCCACTGCTACAGCTTGTTGTAAGCTATCGACTCATGGATCAGCGCTTTTCCCATGATATAGAGCTGGTCCTGATTCTCTTCTGTTACATACCAGTCTTTGTAAGCCGGGTTGTCTGAAAGCACGGCTAATTGAAGGCCCTGCATTTGCAGGCGCTTGACATGGAAGTGCTGCCCGAAGACAAATGCGTATACTCCGTCAACCTTGAAGTTCCTCACCGAAACGTCAAAGAACAGGCGATCTCCCGACTGAATCGTTGGGCACATGCTGTCACCGTCTACGGTCATCACCTTCACATCATTTTGAGTGCGGTTCCCGAAAAGAGATCTGGCATGCTCAGTTGTGAACTCAATAGCATGCAGGACCTCAACAAATTCAGAAATCATAAAAGACCCCGGACCAGCGCTTACTTTCAGGTCTAAAACATCAACCCGAAAGACATCAATTGTTTCCGAGACAGGTTGGGCCGCCGATGGCACATTACCATCAATCCGCATTTCCCCCACTCCAGAACTAAGCCATTCCGGCCTTACACCCAGAGCATGAGCTAGCTCGACCATCTTACGGCTGCCGCTCGTTTTACCTGACGTCATCTTTTGAATTGCAGGCTGGGATATACCGACTTTATCAGCCAACTGTCCTTGAGATATGTCAGCGGCCGACATAGCCGCGTTCAGTCGTTCTGCAAATGTTTTCATCTTATCAATATATAACCGAGGTTATGTAGAGTAAAATAACAAAGGTTATGGACAATACCCATAACTTGGGTTATCTTTTCATTAATCCAGTAATCGGATAGGTAAAATTCATGAACAAAGTTATTCAACGAGCTTTAGAAATCGTTGGCAGCCAGAAGCGACTCGCAGATATTTGCGGCGTTAGCCAGCCAGCGGTTCACAAGTGGCTTAACGGTGGTTCCGTATCTCCGGAAAAAGTAACAGCCATCGTAAACGCTACTGGTGGCGAGATTAAGGCACACGAAATTCGACCTGATCTTCCCGACCTGTTTCCACACCCAGAGAACCATGCCGCTTAACGGCGGCCCTAACCACGAAAGGGAAAGCAATGCATTCACTTGCGTATCAACAAGGTAACAAATTTTCGCCAACGGCGATGATTTACCAGAATCGCCGGGAGCCTGATTCCGCGGCGTTAAACATCGATGGGATTCGCGCAGCGGTTCGCGCCTGGGCAGCTGATTGCCGCAGCCGTGAATTTGTCGCAGCGCTGATCGTGGAAGAGTGGAGGGCGTCCGGCGGCACTGGGCTGGATATCCCGACTGACTCACACCGCCAGATGCAGAAGGTGTTCCGCTGGATAGACGGCGACACCGAATATGCGGCCAACAACATTCGCCAGCTGGCGCCAGCAATCATGTCCGTCCTGCCGCTAGAGTACCGCAACCGACTGGCGCCGCAGAACGACACGATGTCGCTGATCGCCTATGCGATGAAAGAGTGCGCCGAAGCTAAGCAGGCCGTGCTGCTGGACGCTCCAGAGCATCAGAAGTTGAAAGAGGTAAGCGAGGGTATAGCGTCGCTGTTCCGCCTCATGCCGGAGCAGGTAGGGCCGTTGATGACGATGGTAACTTCGATGCTGGGGGTTATGTGATGGGAAGTTTCAAAAATGGCGAAAGCCAGTCTGCGCGAACAGAACTGGCCTTCAGATGCAAATCGTGTGAACTCATTGCAGGAGGAATAATGGCAAAAAATCCACGCTATTACCATACCGCTGTACATAAAAACATAACCCGCGACCGCTTCATCCGCTCGGTTAACCCGATTGTGGCAGAGAAGATGCGCGCCATTCTGGAAGAACTGAAACGTAAGGAGAGTGGCCGTGGGTAATCTCGCAAAAGTAATACCTTTCAGACCGTCTGTATCGGTCGTGGAGCGTCAGGTGGCAGATATCGATGATGGGTACACCCGCATCGCTAACGAGCTGCTGGAAGCGGTTATGGCTGCTGATTTAACGGCTCGCCAGCTGAAGGTCGTTCTGGCGGTGATCCGCAAAACTTACGGGTTCGGGAAAAAGTTTGACCGCATTACCAATACCCAGATTGCAGCAATGACCGGCATTCACCATACGCATGTCTGCAAGGCCAAGAACGAGATGATTGCAATGAACATCATCGTTACCAACGGCCTGGCGATCGGGGTGAATAAGGTGATTTCTGACTGGAATTTCAGCATTAGCCAAAATGGCAAATCATTAGCCGAAACAGCTAATGAAACATTAGCCAAGTCAGCTAATACCCATAAGCCAACTCAGCTAAACACAAAAGAAACTATTCAAAAGAAAGAAAGAAAAGATCCCCCTAAATCCCCCCAGGGGGAAAACTCACCCGCTCAGGAAGTGATGGATTACTTCAACGAGCTAACCGGTAGTCGTTGTGCTGCGCTGGCACCTTTTGAGAAAGCTCTCTCCACGGTGAAGAGCAAAGACCAGTGCTACACCGCTGAAGAGCTGAAACTCGTTATCCGCTGGGCCCATGTGAACTGGGGTCACAGCTTCAAGCCAGAGAACCTGTGCCGTATGACCCGCTTTGATGGATACCTGTCAGACGCCCTGATATGGGCAGATGGTCATGGAAGCAACCCGAAAGCCTGTCCGCACGAAGAGATCATCAAGCTCTGGAATGAAAAATTCCCTTCGAAGGCCGTTTCACTGCATGAGTGGAACCGCCGCCGTCCGGCCTATCGAGACCTGGAAGCTGTGTGGAACGGCAAAACCACCCAGGGCAACTGGCGAGAACTGAAGCACATGGGAATGGCCTTCGAGCTGATTAGCAAGTCTTCCCTGTTCGGCACCAGAGGCGATCAGCCATGGCTGACTCTCGACTGGATACTGAATCCGAAGAACTGGGGATCTGTCTACGAGCAGGCCATCAACGAGCACCGTGAGCGCAAGGGAGTCAAAGCATGAGCCGTTTTATTGATTTATACGTTGAGCAGGCCGTCATTGGCGGAATAATGCTTGCAGCAGGTCGCGCAGATGGCGTGGACATGGCTACCGATGCGATTGAGGGCCTGACTGAGGACCACTTCACAGCAACGCCCCATAAAGTGGCTCTGCGGTCCTATAAGCGACTCAACGAATCCGGTTCGAAGATAGACCTGCTTACGCTGACCAGCGATCTTGAGCAGCTCGGGGTGCTTGAGAGTGCGGGTGGGTTCGCTTACCTGGCTGAATGCAGCAAAAACACTCCCTCTTTCGCAAACCTGGCAGCCTACTGCGAAAAGCTTCGTGAAATGTACCTTGGTCGCCGTATGACCCTGGCGTTACAGGTAGGGATCCAAAAATTGTCCGAACCATCCAGTGAGGGTATCGCTGACATCATCGGCAACATACAGGCCGATATCTCCGGTATTGAGCACAGTGCGGACTATGGCACTGAGCACATCACCACCGGGATCGACATGTCATTAGAGACTATCCAGTCGATTATCAGCGGCGATATCTGGAAGCACAAAACCGAGCTTGGCATGGCAACCATCGACAGCGCTTTTGGCGGGTTCAACAACACCGATTTCATCGTTGTCGGCGGGCGCCCTGGCATGGGGAAAACCATGTTTAGCACCACAGTGACAGAAACCGTAGGCCTGAAAAACAAAAAGCCGGTGCTGTTCTTCAGCCTCGAGATGCCAGTGGAGCAAATCTCTGAGCGAGTCGCTTTCCACCGGGCGCGGGTAAGCAAAGAAGATCTGCTGAGCAAGGTTAGCGGGAAAATGGACGAGGCATGGGGGAAGGTTAGTCACTGCATGAAGGAGTTCATCGACTCTCCGATCTACATCAATGACAAGCCATCCCTCAGCGTTCATCAGGTGCGAGCGGAAGCCAGGCGAATGAGCAAGAAACTGGGTGGACTTGGTGTGGTCATTGTCGATTACCTCCAGAAGATGCGCATGTCTGACCCTGAGAACATGAACCGCAGCGTAGGGGAGATCGCCACCGGCCTGAAAAACCTGGCGAAAGAGTTGCGTTGCCCGGTCATCGCACTGGCTCAGCTTAACCGTAAGGTCGAAGAACGTGCTAATAAGCGCCCGGTCGCAGCTGACCTCCGCGAGTCCGGTGTTATCGAGCAGGAAGCAGATGTGATCTTCATGGTGTATCGGGATGAGAAGTACAACGAGAACACCGAACTGAAAGGCATCACCGAAATCATCTGTGTGAAGTCCCGCCATGCGCCGGGGGCAGAAAAGACCTACCACTTCAGCAGCCGCTACTCCGGCCTGGACCCGGTAGATTTCACCTACAGCGGCCAGATGCAACAGGAGGCTGACTATGAGTGCTAAGACGATGAAAGGCAAACAGGCAATTCTGCGTTATCTCGAAACGCACCGCACCTTCACCGCGAAGGATGTGGCCACAGAGTGCGGCATGACTATCAACTGCATCACGAAGAACGCTATCGACCTGGAGCGGGCCCGGAAGATTGTCCGGGTGAGCAAGGTCTGGCGAACGGTGACTTATCGCCTGGCGACTCCGGAAGAGCAGGCTAGTACCGCGCGCAGCTGCACCAACGGAATATTTCAGGAGTGCCGCAACAGCGCTGTTATGAAAAGGATTCTTTCCGTCTATGGGAGGTGTGGAAATGTGTGAATTAACCCAAGGTAAGCTGAAATCTTTACTTCATTACGACCCTGAAACAGGAATTTTCACGCGCAAAAAAGGTAGTGGCGGGGTTGCGGCTGGGAGTATTGCCGGCGGCCTTAATGGACACGGATATATCAATTTAAAAATAGGCGGCAAAACATTCAAGGCACACCGGCTCGCATTTCTTTATGTCTATGGGTATATGCCTGAAATGGTTGATCATAAAAATCTAAACAGGGCGGACAATCGACTCTCAAACTTGCGCGCTGCAAATCGCGCGCAAAATGGTCAGAACTCAAATATGAGAAGCGATAATGCCAGCGGAGTTAAGGGTGTGTCCTGGGATAAAAGAATAAATAAATGGGTTGCTCGATGCACCTGCAACGGCCATGAAAACTGGATAGGCTCATTTGAAAACAAAGAGTGTGCGATTGAAGCTGTGAGGTTATTTAGAGGAAAAACACACGGTGAATTCGCTAACCACGGGGAGGCCGCCCAATGAGCAACATCGACAAACGCGCGACAGATCTGCTGATTGAAAACGGCATTTTGGTTGCCGACACGCTAAGTCATCTGGCTGATAACGAAATTGACTCCGACTACTTTGCTATTTGCCACTCCAACGAAAACGGCACTGAGATTGAATGCGAGCTGGCAATCACAGATTACGCTCGCCAAGCAGCCGGAACCGTTGACGAACTGGTTAAGGCGCTGGAAGCCGCAGAGAAGCGGATTGCTGAGCTGGAGGCGAGTCACAGCAAACTACGCGAGGAAATGGCTGGTATTCACAACACAATCACTGGCGGAGGGGCTCATACGCCGCTGGCAGCCATTCTGAATGCATCCAAGCGCGCATACGAAGAGTCGTACGCCGCAGCCGGTAAAGGAGAGGCATCATGAGTACAGGTGAGTGCATTGCTCTAATGGTTGGCTTTATAGCCTGCGTTTTATTGATTTCTGACCTGGGGTTGCTGAAATGAAAATTACCAAACAGGAAGTGCAAGCAGTTTCTGGTTTGAGGGCTGGCTACACCCTCGGTCACGCTGATGTGACAATCCTCAATGAGCTGGCGCGTATCGCGCTGGCATCGCTCGAAGCGCAGCCTGTAACGGAATGGACCAACGAGCAGTGCCTGGAGTTCCTGTCGATCGCTTTCCGGCATGCGAAAATTAAAGGCGACCTTGAGTTTGATGATATCCGCCTGGGTGTGAAGATGGTCAATTGTAGCCGCGCCGCCGTGCTTCAGGGTAAAGCCGAACTTGTTACCGCGCATCCAGAACTAACTGTTTGGTACGGCTCAATGCCTGAAACGAACGGCAAAACAAACTGGACGGCAATGCTGCATCGTAAAGGCCATCACCCGTGGGAAGGCATCACAATAGACCGCTCAGAGTATCCAGAGCGCGTGCGATATGAAGCTGACCGCATGCGCCATCTGATAGGTGAGCTGACTGATGAGCCGGATATTCTGGCTTATGATGCCGACGCACACAGCGGGTATGCCGAACCTGTAAGCCAGCGTGATGAGTTGCCGTATGACCCGCAAATTGCCGCATACGAGAAAATCATGGAGCAGGCTATCCCGGATGGTTACGCACTGGTGCCGGTTGAGCCGACAGAAGACATGATTGTCGCGGGTTTTGAGTCCAGACCGGATGAGTCCTTCAGTAAATCGGAAGAATGGGAGGCCTACCAAAGAATGAGTGGGTGTGAACAGGCAGCGCACCGGGCTAAGTTGTGCTGGGCGGCCATGCTCAAAGCAGCACCGCAACAGGAGGATAAATGACTCCACTACTCTGCCCATTTTGCGAATCGACAGCGCTTAGCATTGGATACTCATTCAGTTTTCTTGGAAAGAAGCGCTACGTTTCATGCAGATGTGGCGCTCAAGGGCCAGAGAAACGCACCAAATCTGAAGCAATTTCTGCATGGAATAGCCGAATGAAGGTGTGGTTTTACAACCCCGAAACGCTGACATGTGCTGGCGAGCGCAGGAGAACTGCGGCTTACATTGATAGCCTTAAGCAAGATGGATTTATGCCTGAGCTAATTGCAGCGCCGCAGCAGGAGGTTAAGTGATGGACGAGCTCAAAAATTTCAGCGCGACTGACTGGTTATTTTTCGCAACGATGGTGATCGCATGGTTTTACCTGGCAGCCAAAGCGTATAGCTGGTTTATTGGTTTTCTGTTTCGCCGTTGTTGGCGCTGGTGGAACCGGAAAGACGAGAAAACCCTAGCTATGGATTCGTTTTACGAGGCTTTTGATCTGGCTGATATCAATCCTGGGGATAGCATGGTGATCACCACCCATAGTGGAATGACGATCCGCATTCATCGGCCCGAGGCTAAGCGCGACGTAAAACCGCTTTGACGCACAAAATTCAGGCCTCTTCGGAGGCCTTTCTCTTCAGTTGATTTTGTTGAATCAACCGTCCATACTTTCTTTGCTGACGGCCTGAACACCCGTCAGTGACTTCTGCGCATTTAAGGGGACTTAAATGCGACCACAATCTGAACTCCTCAGCTTGTCACAGATGCAGAAATGCACCTGCGATTTTCTGCGTTCTGCGTTACCTGTCGGAGGTGGCGCATGAAACAGCACTACTGCATCGTTAACGACACCGTTAAAGAGAACCTCATTGCGTACATTCGCACCCTGCCGGTAAACCCTCGCGCGCCGATGGTGGTCGAGGCCCGGGAAGAGACGCGAACCGATAAGCAAAACCGTCTTATGTGGCCGCTGCTGAAGGACCTGTCTGACCAGGTTGTCTGGCACGGCGAAAAGCTGACCCGCGAGGAATGGAAGGACCTCATCACCGTTCTGGTGAATCAGACTCAGGACCAGGAGCAGAAATCCGCGCCGGGCATCAACGGCGGCCGCGTTTATTTCGGCGTCCGCACATCCAAATCCAGCAAGCGCTACATGGTCGACGTCATTGAGGCGATTTACTGGTTCGGCACCGACCGCGGCGTGAAGTTCTCCGAAGCATCCAGTAAGCGCATCGCCTGGGCGCAAGAGTGGAGGGCTTCCCGTGGCTAGTCCTCTCGCACGCGTCATCACAAATCACATCTACAACGTTCCGGCGCGCCGCCAGCGTAAGCCCGCGGTTAAGCCGTCCGAAATCCCGACACTGAAGGGCTACACCGCCCGCCTGGTGGATCAGAAATGGCTGCGTCTCGCGGCGAGGAGGGCATTCAAATGATTAAACTGCATGAGCTTAAAAACATCCTCCACTATGACCCTGAAACTGGAGTTTTCACCTGGAAGGTCAATAGGGCAACAGTGAAGGCTGGGCAGCGTGCTGGCGGAATTAACGGTGGCGGATACAGAAAGATACGCATTAATAACAAATGGTATCCGGAACATAGGCTGGCGTGGTTCTACATCCATGGTGTGTGGCCAAGCAAGGAGGTTGACCACATAAATCATTTAAGAAATGACAACCGCATTGAAAATCTTCGTGACGTATCAGCCAGATCGAACAAAGGGAATTGTACAAATAACACCTCTGGCTTTGTCGGGGTTTTTTACCACAAAGATATGAGTCGCTGGTGTGCAGGAATAAAGATTGATGGCAGATCGAAACACCTGGGCACATTTGATAATCCGAAAAGAGCGTCTCTTGCGTATCGATTAGCAAAACACTGGTTGGAGGTTGGATTATGAAGCCAGCCCGCCGCAAGTGCGCCCATAAAGCTTGTCGCCAGTGGTTCCACCCGGTCCGCGACGGGCAGGTAGTTTGCTCATTCGAATGCGCCAGCGCGATCGGCAAAGAACAGACCGCAAAAGCCCGTGAAGCTGCTAAGCAGAAGGAAGCGCAGCGTCAGCGCACCGAAGAGAAGGCAGGTCGCCAACGGCGCGCTGCGCGGCGTAATGAGCTGAAGCCGATCCGTCACTGGGTGCAGATGACTCAGCGCTCCTTCAACGACTGGCGTCGCGAAATGCTGCTGGCCGCCGGGCACGGCTGTATCTCCTGCGGAACCAAGACCGCTTTTGCCTGGCATGCCGGGCATTACCGCACCACGGCCGCCGCACCACAGCTTCGCTTTAACCCGGACAATATCTGGCTCCAGTGCTCCGCATGCAACGTTCACAAATCCGGGAACATCGAGGCGTACCGTGCCGCGCTGGTTGAGCTGATCGGCGAAGAGCGCGTGCTGGCTCTGGAATCCAACAACGAAACCCACCGATACACCCGTGAAGAACTGGACGGTATACGCGCCAAGGCCAGAGCAGATCTTCGCGCACTGAAGCAGCAGGAGGCAGCGTGAAGACATTCACTCCAGTTGAAGCGAGAAGGTTCGTTGCCAGCACCTGGTACGAAACAACGCAGCTTTCGAAAAGAGAAAGGCTGTATGCGAAAGCCCGCGAGCTGATAAGCGGCGATCGAGCGGAAATTATCTGCCAGACAGATAACCCTGAATACAGAAAGTCCGCACGGGAGTGGTGGAATCATGACCAGAGCTGATTTCGAAAAGTACCAGGCCGAAAGCGTAAAGCGCGCCAGCATGCCGCCAGTAGCTAAGCACAGCCAGACCAAAACCAATCAGCCACATAAGGAAGCCGCATAATGAACCTCGAATCAATCGCTAAATACTTTGCGCCTAAATCACCGATGTTCAGTGACTCTCCTCGCGCAACCGCATCAGACAGCCTGACCGGAACTGACGTCATGGCTGCTCTTGGTCTTGCGGGCCATAAGTGCGGCTTTGGTTTCGATCTTTACCTCTCGAAAATTGGCATTAGTAGCCCCGACTTAGCACTGGAGAGACTCTATGAACAGGCACGGAAGTTATCAGGTAAATTCAGAGCACTGTCTGAACTCGATGAATCAGCTCGGTCAGGCGTGCTTAAGGTTCTCTGCGCTTTTGCATACCAGGATTATTCAAGAAGTGCTGCCAGTACTCGAAAATGTGATTGCTGTGATGGCGGCGGATTTACAGAGGCGCAAGTGTTTACCAACAAGGTCTCATACCCATGGGGGAAGCCGCCTTACTGGTCGAAAATGTCGCGTGCCGTTCGCCCAAGCGACTGGGAGAGCTGGGCCCAGGCGCGTGAGGTGGTTCGGGTTAAATGCAAGCCGTGTAACGGAAAAGGCGTTATCAGCAATTCGTGTCGCTGCCATGGCAAAGGCAAAGTGCTGGACAAGGCAGAAAGCGATCGTCAGGGCGTTCCGGTGATGAAAGCCTGTGACCGCTGCGGAGGTAGAGGTTACGCAAGGCTGAAGTTCTCGACGGTAATTGAGGGCGTTAATACTGTTGCGGAGATAAAGAAAACGGCAGCATATGAGCAACTTCAGCCCCTCTTTGAGGAATTGGTCGCCGAATGCCATAAACAGGAGTCTATGGCCGATTCTATTCTCTCAAAAGTCACAAGATGAAAACTATTTTCCACAATACTGAAAATATATAGAAAATAGGTATTGCATTTCGCGGAAAAACTGGATAGATTCATCTCTAACGCTGGGAATCCGTTCAGTCGTTCCGAAGCCAAAAAATTCAAGCCCGAGGTTAAAGCCTTGGGCTTTTTTATTTTCAGGCCCCGGGAAACATCCTCGACATGCCTTTTTGTTAAACCGTCCCGAGGGCCTGACCTAACCAACCAGCACCAAGCAGGTGCGAACATGAAGAAAACCACTATGCAAGACAGACCAGATACCTGGGCGGTGATGCTTGCGTGGCTTGTAAACCACAAAAACGAAGCTGGCTATTCGGTACTGGCTTTTGTCATGTCGATACTCGCTACCTCGCGCGGCGCGAAATCAAAGTGGAAAGACCGGATCGCTGGCGCAACGATGTGCGGGATCCTTTGTTTCTTCGCTCAGCCGACACTTACGGCTATATGGGCAATATTCAACTGGAATTTTCCCCCTGAACTTTGCTGGCCGATCTCGGCGGGCGTCGGGTGTGTGGGGGTGGATTCGCTTTTCGCCTATGCGCGCCGTCGTCTTGGCCTGAATGAACCGGGAGACAAAGCAAATGCTGACCCTCAGTAAATTTCAGCAAGCAACGGGCACCAGTTCGGCACTGGCCGGCAAGTGGTTTCCAGTCGTGCTGGCTGCAATGCAGAAGTACGACATAGGCACACCGTTAAGGCAGGCGCACTTCCTCGCGCAGGTGGGGCATGAATCATCTGGCTTCGTGCATGTGGAAGAGAGCCTGAATTACCGCTACGGCGCATTGCTGGCAATGTTCGGCAATCGAATCAGCCAGGAAGATGCTTTCAGATATGGTCGTGTAGATTCAGGCCAGAATGCTCACCCTGCCGACCAGAAAATGATTGGCAGCATCATCTACGCCAACCGGAACGGGAACGGCGATCGCAACAGTGGTGATGGATATCGTTACCGCGGGCGCGGACTGATTCAGGTTACGGGGAAAGCGAATTACGCCGCGCTGGTCAAACAGCTTGGCGTTGATATCGTGAAGAGCCCGGAACTACTTGCTCAGCCTCAATATGCTGCTGAATCCGCAGCTGCCTGGTGGAGCAATCACGGACTTAACGCTATCGCTGACTCAGATGATGTTAGCCGCATCACCAGAATCATCAACGGTGGTACCAACGGACTGGAGGACAGGAAAGCCCGCTTGACTAAAGCTAAGGGGGTTTTATGTTCGGGTTAATCAGTTTATTCCGCATTTTCAAAAACAATGCGCACATTCTCATTCCTTGCGCGTTCATCATTCTCGTCGCTATCTGCCTGTGGGGGCTGAACGCCCGCAATCATCAGCTGACGGCGACGAACGACAGGCTGACACAGCTTAACGACAGCAAGGATGTGCAGATCAACGACCTGAGGGCTAAAAATGACGATCTGGCGGGGAGCGTTAAAGAGCTTGCTGGCGCTGTTAACAGGCAAAACGTGGTCATGTCTGAGGTCGCAGAGCAAAGGGCAGAATCGGCGAAGCAGAACCGAATGCTACAGAGCGAGATTAAGCGCTACCTGGCGGCAGATAAGTGCGCTGCTGCTCCTGTTCCTGATGCCGCTGTTGAGCGGTTGCGCGCAGCAGCAGAATCCGCCCGTGGAATACCGGGTGATAAAGCAGCCGGTTCTGAGCCTTCCGGCGGAACTGACGTCGCGCATTGATGTGCCTGATCTGCCAGACAATCCCACATACGGTGACAGCGTTTCGATGAACGCAACGCTTTACGGAATTGTCGGGCAGTGCAACATCGATCGGGCAGCAATTCGCAAAATAGAGAAAGGGCTAAATGATGAAAACCAACCAGTGCAGTGAAGGTTTCGACAACCCATCCAGGTTCCGCGAGGAATGGGATAAGCAGACCCAGGAGAAATAGATCCTCATCCCTGAGGTTCTGACACAGTCTCTCCTCTGGACTTTAACCGTAGCAAATTCTCATAGCTTCGCATTAACGCGAGGTATCAGTTAAACAGGAGTAATACATGGCTAAGTTTTACCCGCGCATCTCCGCTTTCCTTTCAGGGTGCTGGGCGTTTATCGCGTCCCTTTCGCTAAACAGCGACATCATCAGTCGCGCGGCGTTCTCACTGCGCCGGGTGGTGGATCGAGTCATTTCCGCATTCGCTGTGAAAACCGCGCCTGAAAAGGCTGATTGGCGAATCGTAGAGCGAATGTGTAGCGAAAGTGTTCGAGAGAAGATTAACGTCTTTGGCCGACACCCTCGCAACACCGGCGCGCTGTGCAGTCCACTGCTGTAGGCATTACAGAAGCTCTTCACTGAGGGGCTTCGATAATGATATGTGTAACCCCGCAAGGATGGTGATCACATCTTGCTGACGGGTAAGCCGTAAGTGGCTAAGCACTTCTGAGAAGCAGGGCAACAGCTGCGACAAGACAACGAGGTAATCATGTCTGACATCTACCAAATCACGCTTACCACCCAAACAGGCGAAACCTTCACGGGCAAGATGTCACGCCGTCAACCTGAGCTGGTAAACGGCTTTGTGCCGCTGGCGACGGAGACGGGACAGTGGCTGTACTTCGCTCCTGCTGATGTGAAGCGAGTGGAGTTCACGCCGGTGCCGGAAGAGCAGACCGAACAAACAACGGAGTAACCCATGGTTAACGATGACGAGCGCAGGCCATATCCGCCAGTTAACTTCATCGCCTCCGACAACTGGCAGCCATATACCAGGCTGATCCCCGCCAACGAAGTCCATGAGTGGATAAACCGCCAAATCCTCAGTGATACCGGCATCATCCATAACCCTGACCACGAACACCTGCTTGAGGCTGATCTCTGCTTCATGTGGGCGTCTGACTCATTCGCTAAGAAAGGGCGCTTAGTCCTCGGTCAGGCAGAGCAGGTAATGCTCCGCGCCGGTGGTTGGCAAAAAGCCAGAATGGAACAGCAGATGCATGAATGGTTCGGTCGAATTCCGAAGTTCATCATCACGCTGGCGGCCGACTACTGCTCACAATGCAGCGACCTCGAGTTCTGCGCGCTGGTAGAGCATGAGCTTTACCACATCGCCCAGGCCACCGATGATTTCGGCGCGCCTAAGTTCAACAAAGATACCGGGCAGCCAGTGCTTACACTGCGCGGCCACGACGTCGAAGAATTCACTGGTGTCGTACGTCGATACGGTGCCAGCAAAGAAGTACAGGAGCTAGTTGATGCGGCCAATGCGCCAGCAGAAGTGGCTCACATCGATATAGCCAGGTCATGCGGGACGTGCATGCTAAAGCTGGCCTAACAATATGACTGATTATGACAGGCAGGTAATCCATGGCGACACTGAAAGGTGAGGTCAAAGCCTTCATCGTTCAGTCTCTTGCCTGCTTCGATACTCCATCCCAGGTGGTAGAGCTGGTCAAAAAAGAATTTGGCCTGAGCATCACTCGGCAGCAGGTCGAATCACACGACCCGACGAAAGCAAACGGCAGGGGGCTGGCGCAGAAATGGGTGGACATGTTCAATGCCACCCGCGAACGCTTCCAGAATGAAATCTCCGATATTCCGATCGCCAACAAGGCGTACCGCCTTCGAGTTCTCGACCGTATGGCAACGCGCGCCGAGGGCATGAAGAACCTCGCGCTTACGGCAGAGATCATTGAGCAGGCGGCGAAGGAATGCGGCGATGCCTACACCAATAAGCACAAGTTTGAACATTCCGGCCCGAATGGTGGTGCCATCCAGACGATCACCATGAGCAAAGAGGAATACAAATCCGCACGGCAGGAGATGATGGAGGATGACGACTGCTGAGCAAAGGGCATTTGCCCGTAAGGTTGAATGCGAAGAGGACGGGCTTTACTACGCTCGCTACTTCTTCAAGCAGCGAACCGGCGGGAAGATGATTGTCGCGCCCCACCACAAGGTGATTCAGCAAACACTGGATCGCGTTATTGATGGTGAGATTCAGCGCCTGATCATCAACGTCCCACCTGGGTACACGAAAACGGAGCTGGCTACCATCAACATGATGGGCCGAGGGCTGGCGCTGAACTGCCGGGCCCGTTTCATGCACCTGTCCTATTCGCATAACCTGGCGCTGCTTAACTCCTCAACCGCGCGCGGCATGATTAAGTCGCAGGCCTACCAGTCGATGTGGCCGATGGCGCTGCGCGATGACGCTGATAGCAAAGCGATGTGGTGGACCGAACATGGCGGCGGCGTTTACGCTTCATCAGCTGCGGGGCAGGTTACCGGCTTCCGTGCCGGCCATATGGAGCCGGGCTGGCAGGGCGCGCTGATTATCGATGACCCGGTTAAACCGGATGATGCTTACTCAGAGATCGTCCGCGACGGCGTTAACAACCGCTTTAACGAAACAATCAAATCACGACTGGCGATCGAGACGACGCCGATGATTGTCATCATGCAGCGGATCCACTACCACGACCTAAGCGGCTATCTGCTGCGGGGCGGGAGCGGCGAGAAATGGCATCACCTGAACTTGCCTGTTCTCATCGATAACAGTCGCAGCTACGAAGAAATTTATCCGGAAAACACCCATGCTATCCCGATTGACCACGGCTTGCCTGATGGTTGGCTTTGGCCGTTTAAGCACAACGAATCGCACCGCGTATCGCTGTTTTCTCACCGGCGCACCGCGGAAGCCCAGTACATGCAGAACCCGAAACGCTTCAACTCGGATGGGGCGCTGTGGAACGAGGAAATGATCAGCGCCGCACATGCGATGCGGATCACCCAAGAGCTGGCCCGTACTGTAGTGGCAATCGACCCGCAGGCCACCAACAGCGAAGAGAGTGACGAATCAGGCATTGCCGTCGCCAGTGTTTACGGCAGCGGTGATGAGCGGCAATACAGCCTTGATGCTGATTACAGCGGCAAATACTCGCCTAATGGTTGGGCTACGAAAGCTATCGATGCCTATGTACAGCATGAAGCTGATGCGATCGTCATTGAAACTAACCAGGGCGGCGATATGGCAGAGGACACTCTCCGCAACGCCGGGTTTACCGGTCGCGTTATCCGTGTGCATGCCAGTAAAGGCAAGTATGCCCGAGCAGAGCCGATATCTGCTCTGTACGCCCAGGGGCGTGTAGCTCACCGCGGCAGTCTGTACGAGGTCGAAAACCAGTTCATGGAATACGTGCCATCCACTGCGAAAAAATCACCTGACCGCCTCGACGCTGCGGTTTATGCACTAACCGAACTATCAGAACCACAATCACTCGGCATGTTGGTGCGCTCGCGCTGACGGAGGAAACCGTGAACGAAAGCGAAATGAACAAACAATTTGCCGCAAATGCCAGCCTCGATCGTGATCGTATGCGCTACGTTAACGCTCTGTTCAATGGCACCAGTAATACGAAACGCCAGCGACTTTACCAGGAGTTTGGCTATCCACTGAACCTGACGTTCGACGACTTTTTCCGGGCCTACAGCCGTAATGCAATTGCCAATGCTGCGGTCAACCGGATGGTTGATGGTTGCTGGGAGGACTTTCCGGATGTCTACGAAGGTGACCAGACGAAGGATGCCACTAGGCAAACGGAATGGGATAAGCGCGTAAACAAACTGCTCAAGCGTTGCTGGAAACAAATTAAAGGCGCTGACAAGCGCAACCTCGTGGGGCGCTACTCTGCGCTGCTGATCCAGATTAAGGATAACCGGACCTGGGATAAGCCAGTTGATAAAGTCATTACTGCAAGGCAGAAGGAAAAGGCGTTAGTTAAGTTGATCCCGGTGTGGGAGGCACAGATTGAGCCTGTCACTTACAACGAAGACCAGAGCAGCGAGAACTATGGTGACGTCACCATGTACTCGTTTACTGAAATCCCAGTACAACAGCAGGCAGGCGGGCAGCCCGGACGCATCATTAACGTCCACCCTGACCGCGTAATTATCCTCGCTGAAGGTTCAGATGATGGCCGTCTCTACTCTGGCGAATCAATGCTTGCTGCCGGTTTCCATAAAATTATGGACAGCGAGAAGGTCTCCGGCGGTGCCGCCGAGGGGTTCTTCAAAAACGCCAGCCGCCAGCTCAACTTCAACTTCAGCGCCAAAACAAACTTCTCAGCACTGGCTAAGGCTCTCGGGGTTTCTGAATCTCAACTTTCCGAAGCGCTTGATGGGCAGGTGAGACGCCTTAACGACAGTTCAGATAGCGCGGTGATGATGCAGGAGGGCGACGTCAGTGTACTATCGGTTGCAGCGGCGGACCCAGAACCAACGTGGCGAACCATTCTGAATGAGTTTTGCGCCACCGTGCCGATCCCTGTCAAAGTACTGGTCGGCATGCAGACGGGCGAGCGGGCCAGTAGCGAGGATGCGAAAGACTGGGCCAAAACCAGAATGAGCCGGCGAACCGGCTTCCTGACAGACCTGATAACGGACATCGTTACCCGATTCTGGGAGTTTGGCTTCATTCCTCCAGCGGCAGGCGAGGAAATCACCGTCGGATGGTCCGATCTACTGGCACCGAGCCAGGCAGAGAAGATTGCCAACATGGACAAGCTCGCGGACGTGGCCGTGAAGTCGACGAACGCGTTTGGCCGCTCAGCTATCACAGAAAATGAGATACGCGCGGCGGGCGAACTGCAAGCTCTGCCTGAACTTGATGACGAGGTGCCGCCAGATGGCAACAAGCCAAAGCCTGACCCACTGGCCGACCCAGAATCAGAAGCCGAAAAGTCCGGTGATACCGCGGTCGAAAGTTGATCCCACAATGTCGCGCAAGTCCGTCAGCAGGATGGAGCGCGACATTGAGGATAGGTATTACGCGATAAAGGTAGCGCTGAAAGCTCTGTTCGACCAGCGCCTGACCGGGCGAGAGCGTGAGGTAAATAGCCATAACTGGCACTTCCTGTGCCACGACCACGGCGCTGACATGCGGCTCTACCAGGTCAACGCTGGCAAGTTCATCTACGACATGTCGGCGCAGGAGCTGGCGGACCTGCTTGAGGCGGTGCGGGGGATTCTCGACGATTACCTGCTGGATGGTGGCGAGCAAAACCTGTGGGCGATGGATTACGTCGTCGCAGAGGCGCAGCGCGGCACGCTGGAGGCATTCAATAACCTCTCGCAGCAGTCGCAGGTGTACGCCAGCCAGACGACGTTACAGCAGCTTTTAAGTAGCCCCGGTTACCTGAACCAGATATCTGCGGCCAGGCTGACAACGTTCAGTGACTGGAAGGTCATCAGCGACACCGCCCGCGGAGACCTGACGAACATCATCACCGATGCGGTGGCGCGCGGAGTTAACCCACGTGAAACGGCCAGCGTCATCAGTAAGCGCCTCGATGTGTCGATGTCGAAGGCAAAGAACATCGCTCAGACTGAGCAGGTCGGCGCGCTGCGTGAAGCTCAATGGAATGAAACGGACTGGGCTTCCGAGAGGCTGGGGCTAAATACCGGTCTTCTCCATCTTTCTGCGCTGAAACCTACCACCAGGACAACGCACGCTTTCTGGCATGGAAAAGTCAGAACCGTGCAAGAGGTGCGCGACTGGTATGCGGTTGACGGGAACAAATACCATTGCTATTGCAGCCAAATCCCAGTGCTGCTAAACGACGACGGCAGCATTTTCAACGAAGGGCTGGCTGATAAGCTGGCAGCCGAACGTAAACAATGGGCTAAAGCAGCCTGAAAATCAGAGGACGCAACGTGAAGCTATCCAGCATCCACGTTAAATCCCTCGCCATCAACGCCTCCAACATCTCAACGACCACCATCAACGGCCAGGAACACTACGTCATTCGTGGTGCGGTTCCGATCGTCGATGACATAGTGATGAATGGTGGGCTGTACCCGGCGGAGGAGATTAACAACAGCTACCAGACGATGGAGCGCAAGTTAATGCCGATCGGCCACCCGATGGTGAACGGCAAATACGTGAGCGCCAACGACCCGCAGGCGGTCAACGATTACTACGCCGGGGCATGGGCTCAGAACGTCAGCAAGGCCAACGACAAGGTCGTGATGGACGTTTACGTCAATAAGGCCGTGGCAGATACCAAGCCTGACGGTAAGCGCCTTATTCAGCGCCTGGACGACATGATTTCGGGCAATAACGCCGACCCGATTCATGTCTCTACCGGTCTGCTGCTGAACAAAGAGCAAAAGGCCGGAGAGTCGAAGCAGAAGAAGTACTCCTGGGTTGCTCACAACATGCAGTTCGACCACATCGCTATCCTTCTCGACGAGCCCGGCGCCGGGACGCCTGAAGAAGGTGTCGGCATGTTCGTCAACGCTGACGGGCAGCAGGCCGATGTTGAAACGACGAGCCTCATCGATGCCGCCAACAGCATGAAAGACGGCTGGTGGAACAAAACTAAGTTTTATTTGAGCAACGCCTCGAATTACTCATTCGATGAAATCTGCGCGGCGCTGCGAAACAAGATGAGCGAGGGTAAGCCTGAAACATATTACTTCTGGCCGGAAGCCGTCTGGCCTGATCGCTTCATTTACGAGGAAAACGGCAAATACCTCCAGCAAAAGTACCTCATTGACGACGATGGCAAGGCTGAACTCGTCGGTGATCCAGTAGAAGTCGTGCGCAAACAACCTGAGTACGAGATTAAAACCAACGGAGAGAATGATCCGATGAAAGAACTGATTATCAATGCGCTGCAAGCCGCTGGTAAGCCGACCGAAGGCAAGTCCGACGCCGAGCTGATGGACGCATACAACCAGATGAAGGCCGACGAAGCCGCCGCCAAGAAAAATGGCGACGGAGAAATCGACCCGGCAACCGGCAAGCCCAAGAAAAAAGAGCAGGCTACCAATAACGAAGAGATGCCAGCCTGGGCCAAGGTGCTTACCGAGCAGGTCACCGCG